CACAGCGCAAGGCACGCAGCGCGGGATCATACCCGGCGCTCAGTTCTTTCGGTTGGAATCTAACCTTGCAGGCGCAAACGTCACAACCGCACAAAACACATTTGGCGTTAGCGTCACGTTGTCTACTTCAACAATATACGCTTTTGAGTCTGTAATTGCATTAAGTAAAGCCGCAGGCGCGACATCACACACTTTTTCAGTTGGATTTGGCGGGTCTGCTACTGTTAATAACATTGGTTATGGTATTATTGAAAAATCTAATACGACAAGTTTTACAAACTTATCAAACTCAGACACCATACAAGCATTTATTCAAACTGTGTCAGCAACATCTATGGGAACCGTTGCATCTGCAGCTCAATTTTTTATGCAAAATATAAAAGGCACTGTTAGCATCAATGGCGGCGGTACGTTCACGCCTCAATACACGCTCTCTGCTGCTCCCGGCGGTGCTTATTCAACCCTTGCAGGCAGCTACTTTCTGATCTACCCAATCGGCGCGTCCGGCGCTAACATTTCCGTAGGAGCTTGGGCATGACCGTAACAATTGATGGCAGCGCAAGCGTTACGATTAACTCAGGCGCGGTACTGGGGCTTAACTCTGGCACTGCGGTTGCGTCTACCAGTGGGACAAGCATTGACTTTACAAGCATACCATCGTGGGTGAAGCGTATTACTGTGATGTTTACCGGCGTAAGTACAAATGGAACATCACAATTAATGGTTCAGCTTGGCGCGGGTTCAGTTACATCTTCTGGATACACAGGTAATGTAGCTCGACAAGCTTCAGCATCCAACACATATATAGCATACTCTTCTGGATTTCTTATTCTTGAAACAACTGCCGCAACTTATACTACAGTTGGACACCTTACTATTACACTTATAAATTCAAACACTTGGGTTTGTTCTGGAATTGCAGCACCAGCAAACAGTATAAATAATAATAATACAACAACAGGTTCAGTTGCCCTTGGAGGAACACTAGATCGTGTACGCATCACTACATCAGGCGGAACGGACACCTTTGACGCTGGCACTATCAACATCTTGTACGAGTAAAAATCATGGACAGAATTGAAGTAAATGTACAGACGGGCGAAGTTAAGATTATTGTTGAGGAGCCTGTTCCAACGCCTGAACCAGAACTTGAGCCCACAACCGAGCCAGAGCCTGTGCCAGAATGAGAGAACAAGTTCAACAGATCGAAGACATGATGCAGGGGATGCCCCCTGCATTTTTGCCTATTAAGCACTACTTTGCCAACGGGATGTACGCCCGCGAGATGTTCATGCCTGCCGGTACGATCCTTACTGGCGCTGTTCATAAAACGACACATTTTTGCATCCTCTCTCAAGGCCACGTCCATGTTATCTCCGAGGATGGCATTATGGATCTCGTAGCGCCGGTCACCATTGTCTCGCAGCCGGGTACAAAGCGTGCCATCCACGCGCTTGAGGATACGGTCTGGACAAACATCCACGCGACAAACGAGACGGATCTTGATAAGCTGGTCGAAGAACTTACGGAATCAACAGTTGACCAATTGCAGGGCGGTGATAATAACAAGCAGGAGCTTGCCTACGCCGACCAACTGAAACTGGAGCATTAAGATGGCTTTTATTGTAGGTGCTATAGTTGGTGCAGGCGCGTCGCTCATCGGCGGTGCGATGGCGTCGTCAGCGGCGAGCAAGGCTGCGAAGGCGCAAGCTCAGTCTGCGGACAAGGCCGCGCTACTGCAATCGCAATCTGCAAAAGAATCCCTCGCGCTTCAAAAGCAGATGTACGAGGAAGGCGTTGCTCGTCAGCAACCGTTTTACGAAGCCGGCATTACCGGGCAAAATCGTTTGATGGATATTCTTGGCTTGAGCGGCAGAACAGGCGCTGAAGGTTACGGGTCTGCAATGCGACCTTTCGGTATGTCTGATTTTCAATCTGACCCTGGGTATGCGTTCCGCATGAAGGAAGGCTTGAAAGGTCTTGATCAACAGGCGGCGGCTAGAGGCGGTTTAATCTCTGGTAACGCGCTTCGTGCCGCGCAACAGTATGGCCAAGAACTTGGTTCGCAAGAATACCAGAACGCCTACAACCGTTATCAGACAAACCGTACAAACGTGTTGAACCCGCTTCAGTCCTTGCTTGGGCAGGGCCAGTCATCGGCCAACACGCTTGGTTCAGCGGGTGCGGGATACGCTTCTGGTGCAGGCAACACCATGATGACTTCAGCGGCTAACATAGGTAATCTAAATGTGGCCGCAGGCAACGCCCGCGCTTCTGGCTACACTGGCGCGGCAGATGCTTGGAACAGGGCGCTTGGCGGGGCCGCAGGAACAATAGTGTCCGGCCTTAACGCCAACCAGATGTATGGCTCTGGCTATAATCCTTACAACAATTATTCTAGCAATGGCATACCTATGCCGTTTAGCCGCCAATTGGGTTAAGGAGTTTAACGATGGCTGAGATTTACGTTCCTGGCGCTATCGACATTATGGGTTCTGCCAATCAAATGATGCAGTTCCGCAACTCGCAGCAGGCGCAGCAGGCTAACGCTTTGCAGATGCAGTACGCTGCCGAGGATCGTGCGCGGGCGGCGCAGGAGCGTAAGGCAGCGGCGGGGAATGCTTTGGCAGAGCAAGCTCGTAAACGCGAATTGCTTGAAATATATAGCAACTTTGGCGTAACGCCAGCGGTTACGGGCCAACGCGGTCAATCTTACAGCGGCACGGGCGTTGCTAACGATCCATACGCGGACATACAAAATAAATTGCTTCGGCAAGGTTTTGCTTCGGAAGCAGGCAATGTTGCTGAACTTCAGAATAAAAACCTTCTTGGCGAAAAAGCAGCCGCAGAAACTGCGGGGCAAAAGGCGGCTAATAAAGGTTTAGATATTAAAAATATCGACGCCCGATTAAACCTTGTAAAACAATTTGCAACTTCTGTTACTACCGCTGATAGCGCGGCAAATTTTGCGTTAATAATGGCAAGAGAATTTCCTGAATTTGCAGAATTGTACGGTTCGCCGAAAGACGCCGCCGAACGCAGCGCGGCATTGTTTAATACAGACCCTGACGCATGGCAACGCCATTCGGTTAGTTTGACCGGCGAGCAGTTGGTTAAAGCTACTGCTGATGCAAAGGCAGCAAAAGCACCAAAACCTGTTGAGCTAGATATAGGCGGCAGAAAAATCTTTGTTGACATGAACCCAGATAGCCCAACATTCAAACAAGAAGTAACGGGCTTTGACAAAACACTTACGCCTGCTGAAACGGCAACTAAAACTGCTGATGCAGAAAAACTTGCGTGGGAAAGAGCTAACCCTGAATTTACGTTACAAGAAACTGCGCAAGGTTTGGTGGCTGTTAATAAAAGAAATCCAAACAATGTTAAGCCAGTTCAACTTGGTGGCCAAACACTTATGCCGGCGGATAAGCGGTCGGTTACCAATATTCAAAACTTTGAACCCGCAACTGAAACGGCGCAAAAAGAACTTATAAAAGATGTAGCTACTACCAAAAAAGAACTTCAAGCAACAACAGTTGTATTGGACAACATTGAGCGCGTTAAAGAACTTATTCCTGAAGCAAGTAGCTTTATGGGCGCGGGCGGCGAGGCTTACTTGACCGCAGCTAAATTTCTTAACAACCGTCTTGGCACAAACATTGATGTTGAAGGCGTTAAAAACGCTGAAGAATTGCGTTCGCGTTTGTTTATGGGCGTGTTGGATAACCTTAAAAAATTGGACTCGCAACCATCGCAACAGCAACAACAAGCCATGCAAGAGGCTTTTGGTCGGCTTGAAACCGACCCTAGTGCGTTACCGCAAGTATTAGATATATGGGCTGATGCTTTAAGAACAAAAGTTGGTCTGTATAATAAAGATGTTACAGACGCTGAAGCACGCGGGGTTAAATTTCCGTTCAAACCGCAAATTGATCTACCGCCGCAAAAAATTATCCGCGAAAATTCTTTTCCAAATGCTGACGCGGCAGGTCAAATTCTTAAGCAACGCGGCGCTAAACCCGGCGACCGCGTGCGTGTCAACATCGGTGGTCAAACCGGAACATTTGTGGTGGAATAATGCCTTTTTTTCCCGACGACGCACCCCCGCCTACACAAAACGCGCAACCCACAACAGGTGGACAATTTATACCCGATAACGCGCCGGTAGTGCCTAACCTTGCCGTGCCGCGTAAAGACGCGGGCTATAGTGTTTTTGCGGATGAACCTGTTCGGCAAAATGTTGATATTAAGGAAACCGGCGGCGCGATTACCGCAGGCGCGGCTACAGGGTTTGCGTTACCCGAAATACTTAAAGGCACGGGGAAAGTACTTCAAAAAGTTCCTTACGCCCCAGTTAAAGCCGCAGGCACTGCAATGGCGTTGGGCGCGCCGTTTATTGCACGCGCTCCAGCTATGATAGCCGGGGCTGTTGGCGGTGGGTCAGGTAATGTTGTAAAACAAAAACTTGAAATTGCAGGCGTTAAACCTTCGGTTGCGGCTGCCGCAGACCTTGTAACAAACATAGGCGCACCCGCCACGTTTGGTAAAATACTAAAAATAGCTACGGCGGCAACTTCGGCGTTGCCTGTAGACATTGATAAAGCAGCTAGATCTGTAGCTCAAGAACTTGGCATGAGCTTTGATAATTTGTCCCAAGGTGAACGGAAAATTATCGAAGACACAGTTAAGGCAATGAAGCAGGGCGGTGAGCCTGCGGCAAAAGAGTTGTTTGAAGAGATTAAAAAAGGCGGTCAACGTATTGCGTCGGAGGCAGACGTCGCGGCGCAGGCGCGTGAAACAGCGGCGTATGAGCAAAACAAAATTGATTTTGCTAAGTCTACAGGCGCGTTATCTGCCGCTGACGATACGTTGGCTAAAGCAAAAAGCACGGTTAACCGCGTAGGCGACCCTAATGTAGAACTGACCGACATTGGCGGGACGCAACGCGCTGCGGTTTTGAAAAGATTTGACGAGCAGACGTTAGCCCGCGATGAAACTTATCAAACTATGAAAGCCGAACGCGATGCAATCGTAGCGGAAAAAGAAAAAAACAAAGAGTTTATATCGGATCTTCCGCTCTTCAAACAACTTAGCGGCAAAATAAAATCGGTGCTGTTGGAAAAACCAATTCCTGCCGCGCAAGGCGTAGCACCTGAAACAGAAAACCGTACGCTTTCTGCGTTTCGTGAAATGCGCGACGCGCTTTCGCCGGTAATGAAACCTGTGTCGGCTAATTCAGCGCAACAATTAGCGCGCAGGGGCGCAAACATTCAAAACATTGGCGGGCAAAACTACCAAGTGTTGCAGCCGTCTTTTAACGCAATTGACACCATTCGACGCAAACTTGGCGATGCGGCGTTTGGTCAGGGCGAAGAAGGGTTCAAAGCACTTGGGCAAGCCCGCGCTAAAGAATGGTACGGGTATTTAAGCAAGCTCCAGAGCAATTACGCAGGCGCAGCGCAAACTGACCTTCAAAAAGGGTACGAGTTAGCGTCGGGCCTTTTAGCTGATTTTAAAGGCGGCGCAGGCGCGGCGGTGCTTAAGACTGAAAAATTAGCACCTGAGATGTTTGTTGGCGATGCTAAAGACATCCCGGCTAAATTTTTTGGTAGCCGCACCGGCGTGGAACAATTGCAAGCGCTTACGCAAGACCCTGATCTGGTGCTTACTACGGCGTCTAATTATATTGCCAAACAGTTGAATGGCAAAACGGGCGTTGAAGCCCGCGCCTGGTTGGAAAAGAACTCGGATTTCCTGTCCGCGCCGCAACTTAAACCTGTGCTTCAAAAAGCAGTTGATTACGTTGACGAGCTTGAAAGAGCGGGCGATGTTTCTAAAGGACTTACCGGCACTGCTAAGGGTATGGAGAAGCAGTCGGATGCAGCGCTTGCAAATAAGTTAGCAGAAGCTGAAAACATACGGCTTGGCGGCAAAAATAAGTTAGCGGATATTGTAGGCGACGCCGCACCTGAAATGCGCATTGCACAGCTTTTGAGCAGCAACAAGATGAGCGATTGGGTAAACGTATCCGACGCGCTTCAAGGCTCAGAACAAGGCCGTACACTTCTTGCCAAAGCAGTCTCACAACATATCGCCAACATTGCTGAACGGTCGCCTAAATCGTTTTCTGGGGAAGACGCGCTTAAGCAAATAACTGAGCCTATGTTGGAAAGCGGGCTTGTTGATCGTGCGTTTATCAATGGTCTTGAAAAACAACTTCGCGCAATGCGTGAACCGGCCGAGTTTAAATTAAATTGGTTTAAAGAAGCACTAGCGCGGGGCATAGCTACGTTTGGCGCTGCACAAGCCGGGACAGGTATTGGCATGGTTCCTAATATGCTTGCCCCAAAAACCACCAACCAGAACGCATTGGCGGCGCAGTAATGGACACGCAGACCCTCATCAATCTTGGCGGCGCTATCATCATAGCGGGGATGGGCTGGTTGGCGCGTGAGCTTTGGGGTGCGGTGAAGGAACTGCGGAAAGACCTTCACATCATTGAGGTCGCGCTACCGTCAAATTACATTCGCAAAGATGAGTTTCAAGAAGGCGTCAAAGAACTGAAAGACATCTGCCGGCAAATCTTTGAGCGGCTTGAAAACAAAGCGGATAAGTAAATGGATCCTTTTACGCTGCTGGCGGGTGCAACGGCCATCTATAATGGAATCAAGTCAGCGACGGATGCGGGCCACGAAGCCATAGATGTTGTAGAGCGCGTTGGCAGTTTGTTCGCAAGAATAGCGCAAATCACGCAACTCACTTCTGGAAATCGGAAGAAGAAACTTTTCCAAAGTCAAGCAGAATATGAAGCTGAAGCAATAAAATTGTACGCTTTGAAAGCCAAAGCGCAACAGCTTCAGTTGGACACCAAGAACCTGTTTGTAGGGGCGTACGGCCTTGCAGCGTGGACTTCCATTCAGAAGGAAGTGACGGAAATGCGTAAGGAGGCCGTGCGTCAGGCCGCCGCCGCGCAGAAGGAAGCCGAGGAACGCCAAGCCGAGCTGATCATGGGCGCTTGGATGTTCTTGGGCGTCATTGTTATGGCTCTCGGTCTTGCACTTTTCGTTTACCTGACCGCGCACAAATGAGATACCTGATGGCGGTTGCATTTTTGGTTCTGTCAGGGTGCGAGGATCGTTATCGCTATCCATGCCAAGACCCTAAGAACTGGGACGCGCCGGAGTGCAACCCGCCCATCTGCACCGCCTCTGGAACCTGTTCCGCAGACACGCTCAAACAAAATCCATGCGGAGCCGTCGCAAGATGAGGATCAAGGAAGACGAACTCCACGCCCTTCTCCAGTTTATCATTGGCATCAGCCTTTGCCTGACACTGACGGGTACTGTGTTCGCTGTCTTGTACAGCCTGATATTTGTCGTGCAGCCGATTGACGGGCAAGCGCCAAACGATCAGGAATTTTTCAAGTTAATCGCCCCAATCGCAACATTTCTGACAGGCACGCTGTCGGGTATTATGTTGGGATCTAAATCTACTGGAGGTAAGGACGATGGATCTTCTTAAAACATTTGGGCCGCTACTCGGCTCAGTTGCGCCTAGCATTGCTACGGCCCTTGGTGGCCCACTGGCGGGCATGGCCACGAAGGCGCTATCCCAAGCACTGCTAGGCAACGAGGACGGCTCTGAGGACGATTTGCAAACGGCGCTCCGCGCTGCATCACCTGAACAGCTTGCAACGGTCAAGAAGATTGACGCCGACTTCCGTGTCCAGATGAAGAGCCTAGACATTGATCTGGAAGCGCGCGCGGTGGACGACCGCAAGTCGGCGCGGGCAATGCAGACAGAGGTTAAAGATTGGATTCCACGGGCTTTGGCGATCAGCGTCACGCTAGGCTATTTCGGTATTATTGCGTATGTCTTAATCAGCGGGTTGCCGTTGAATGGCTCAGAAGTCCTGCTTATGCTGCTCGGCACATTATCCGCCGGGTGGACAGGCGTTATGGCGTTTTACTTTGGCTCGTCGTCTGGCTCACAGAAGAAAGACGCCATGATCCACAACTCAAAACCTTTGGAGTAAGTCGTGAAAGATAATTTTGAAGAGTGCCTCGCCCATGTCTTGAAACATGAAGGGGGGTATGTCGATCACCCCAAAGACCCCGGCGGAGCAACAAATTTAGGAGCCACCAAGAAAGTCTGGGAAGAATGGGTCGGCCATGAGGTAACCAAAGATGACATTAAAGCCCTCACAGTTGCCGACGTCGCGCCCCTTTACAAAGCCCGGTACTGGGACAAGTGCCGCTGCGATGACCTCCCGCATGGGGTGGACTTTGCTGTTTTTGATCTTGCTATTAATTCTGGTACTGGCCGTGCCAGCAAGTTTCTTCAGGGCGCTTGTGGTGTGGCTGCTGATGGCGCTATCGGCCCTGCTACACTTGCCGCTGTAGCAAAGATGAACCCGCGTGAACTGGCGTCAAAGATCTGCGAGCGCCGCTTGGAGTTCCTGCAAGCCCTGCCAACATGGGAAACCTTCGGCAAGGGTTGGGGCAGGCGCGTAGCCGAGACGGAAGAGGTAGCGTTCAAGATGGTCGGTTGAACGACGGGTTGCTCTGGACGCGGACTTCGGGGTTAGCCCAAGTCCATATCTCACCCGTCTCTTGAACGCACACCCACATCAGGTGATGCTCTTCGCCGTAGTCAATCACGAAGTGCGCCAGTGCTTTACCCTTCGGGGTAATCATTGGCAGTGTGGGGGACAGTTGAAGGATCATCACTCTTTCTCCTTAAATTCAGCAATTGCTTTATCAAACTCTTCATGCGTGAACTCAGGCGATAGCCGCATCATGTTTACACGGAACGCAGCAATCAAAGTACCCTGAACCCTTTGTAGCCGTTCAATTTCTTTCAGCGCATCGCTAAATGCGTTTGATGTATTTTTGATTTGTTTTTCCAATTCAAAAATCAAATCGTCAATAGTGTCACCGTGTCCCGTTGCCAGTCCGCAACGGATCATCATTTGAGCTAATTTTTCGGTGTCATCCATCACTCTTTCTCCTTCAGTGCGGCACGGGCAACAAGAGCGGCTTCTTGGCAATCATCACAACAAGTGTTGTTGGAGATTGATTGCAACACCTCCCGCAACCGCTTGATCTCGGCGTCTTGTTTTTCCAAATCGGCATAGGTGCCCTCGCGGCATTCCCTTTCAAAATCAACTTGCCCTCGCAGTTGCTCAATCGTATCGGCGGCATCACGCAAAGCGATTGCATCGCTATCAAACTTCACAAGACCAATCCGTTGCCGCAACCGTTCAACGATATCCATCAGGTATCCCCTTCAATGTATCTGCTGTGGCCTGCTTTAAAAACAAATTATCGGCTCTTGACACAAACTTAACAGCATCAAGCAACGCTTCCCTCAACTTAACGATCTGGTCGGCTCCATCAAATGCGTTCTGACATTCTTCCTCAGCCCCGCATGGTGTTGATTCAAAATTACAGGTGCAGTTTTTCCGCAGTCTTTCAACGATATCCATCACTCTTTCTCCTTCAGTGCTTCATGGGCCAACGCTGTCATTTCAACCAACATTTGAGTGATGTACTGGAGAGATGCGTGACCAGTATTGAATTTGAACGGGCTGAGCTCAGTTATCTGTTGTAAAACTTTCCGCAACCGCTCGATCTC